GCCGGTCTACTTTCCGCAGTAGATCGGTTATAATAGTGATCGTAAACGGCCCAGTCACCCATTCACACACACATCACGTCACGCCATCAATCATAACCGCCCCCAGAGACAAACGGGTAACCACGGGAGTCGACCGTGGTAGCGAAAAACTGTGTCAACTCCTCACGGAAGTCGACATCGTCATCCGCCACCAGGATCTCCTGAGGCAACTCCGCCGCCGTCCGAAGCCAGTACTGATTAACGTACCGCAACGACACACGGAAGAACCCAAGCTTTCGTTTATAGAAAGCCAGAGACGGGTAGCCGTAAGCCCCTCGACGGAGCAACGCCCACAACCGCTCATTGTCACGACACGCACGCTTCGCAGCCGCACGCTCATCCAACATTAGGTCATCCGCACGCAAGCTGTCAAAAATGGTATTGACAACCAGGATGTTCGCTGCAGCATCTGCTGCAGTCCGCTCATCGACCGTAAGGTCTCGCTCAAAGGCGCCCAACTGCTCTCTGATCTGCGATTGCGCGTACCGCCACACCAACCACCTGGAGTCCACTTTAGACGTGAACTTCAGGTCGTTAAGTAAAGCGGCACGACACAGGCGTAGGTCAAGGGCACTTGGACGACCGGGAATCCCCAGACCGCCGAGCCGCTCCGGAACGAACCAGGGCACTCTTGCCCGTTCCAGAGCGTCCGAGTTACGAGATAGGAACATCTTCCGCACCCGCTTCCCAGTGTCCGAACCAAATCCACCACCAGACTCGCACTCACGCAACAATAACCGGCAACGCGCACCAATCGACATAGCACGCGTAGTAGAAACCGACATTTTCTCGGCACCACCGCCAACACTACTTCGCACAAGACCATACAACAGGCCCATGTTAATAAGTGGCGTCTCATGCCAATATCGGTATCCGCATCGCCGAACAGTCTCCACGTTTCCGTGGCTGTCCGTCACGATGTCGGCTCGGTCGTGGTAATAGCGATACTCGGGTCTAGGGACAGGATCGTACATAAACAGACGAGAATTCATTTCCATGAACTCTGTCGAATAGTATGTCTTGCCCACAGACTCGATTAACCCCATAGTTTCACGACCGATCACAGACCATAACCAACGGCCAAATGGCGTCACTTTGATCACCAAATCATCACCGTTAATCAGCATCTGCGCACGCTGCAGAGTCAACTTCTGACTCCTTGGCCCGTTCAACCCGGACTGACTACGATCCATCTCGACAACGAAACGACACAACGCCGCGTTGGCGATACAGAGAATGGGAAACGAGATTATCGAACCCATTAACTGTCCTCGCCGCTGACGAAGCCTCTTCCCCGATTCATCTTCGAAGAAGTGACCCGTCAGCAGCCTAACGCAGATGTCCCTTTCAAGCGCGGACATCCGAAGTACAGTACACACTTCGTGCACAATTACCTCGGAGACCCACGATTGCAAGTTGTCCGTCGCTGCCTCGTAGTCCCCAGACAGCCACGATTGCCTTTCACCGAGACGCCCCAACTGGTGTTCCAACTCCACAACCGACAAATCCCCTCCCTTCTTCAGGGAAAGAAAAGTCGGGTGTCGAATAAGAACATCATAGAGCTTCCGCTGGAAGGCCCTCATGACCGTCTGAGCCGCCGCATTCCCTTTGGTGATAACGCGTACCTTTAAGGCTTCTGCAAGGCCCACAGGCTTTACGACAAAGTCCTGTAGCGATGCCATGTTAAGCAGGTGCCACCAAAGTCTCCCGAATGCGTCGCCAAGCGCATCCTCCCCACTCAGAACACCACATACACCCCCACCCGAACGACTCACCTCGGCTTTCACCGCGACATAGCCATTCGGACGGTCCAGCCCGAGCGATCGCACCTGTTCAACACAGTATGATACCGCTCCGCCTGCACCACGAGAGTTTATGTAGTTGCTCGAAGTGGAAGGGAAAAGCAACTTGACTCGGTCCGCCCATGTATACACCTCACCGTCAAACAACTCATGAACCGTACGACGCAACTGGTTCTCCACGTCAAGACGATCAAACCCAAACGAATGTAAGAGCATATGTTCAGGAATCCCATATACTCGCACAAGGGTTTCAGTCAGTTCGTCAATGCGTCCCCAGCGCATCGAACGCTCCGGAGGGGATGTCAACTTAGCGACTGTTGATTGAACAGACTGTTCAACTAATAAGTCCCCAGGTCGAGGCATACCCTTCTTTGAGAGCTTTAACGATGCCAAGATTCCCAGCCTACGCTGACCCGCCGTCCGGCGCAGCATAGCCTCGAGGAAACGACCGGCCCGTCCACAAAGTAGACAGTTCGGGCGGTCTCCTATCGAGCTGAGGTCGCAAGGAGGTCGTGGTAACTCCTGGTCCGTATGCGAGGAAAAGTAGGCGGCAAGTTTGTACTTAACAAACTTGACCCATCCGCCTGCCAACTTCGCTCCTCGTTCCCAATGTGCCAGAGTCCGGTCGAAAGACCGGGTGTCGCCATTGCGGAACCCATAGGAACGGATCAGATCAAACACGGCCTTCAAACAACCTCTAAGCGACGAAACCTCCTCCAACAGGGGGTTCGGTGCAACACGCCTAATAGGCGCGGGAGCTTTTCTCGACGTTGCTACCATAGCGTCAGTGGAAACACTGAGATTGGGGTTTCATA